ATAAGCAATATACTTTGTATCCGCGATTTGAATTGCTTCATCCCAATCGACTGCGTAATGAACGAATGCATTCCTCCATGTACGAGACTCATACTTTTGGATATTAATAGCCGGCGCTTCTGGAGTCGCTGTAGAATGTGCTACAACCCCCTCATAAGCACCAAAACCATAACGGTATGGTTGTTTCGGTAAATCAGGAATAATAAGCGTTCTATCCGCAAAAGCACTTGTAGAAAACAAGAATAGAATGCATATTGTTATGCATATATTTAATAATCGTGTCATTATTATTTCCACTCCCCATAGAAAAACGCACCACCCTTTGGCGATGCGTTCTTTTTTATTTTTATTGTTCTGTTTTTACTGTCCCTTCATGGTCACTCCATATCCCTAGTGAAACACCAAGCGTGAAAATGTAAGGTAATACCTCATCAATCAAACTTTTCGTTTCTAACAAGCCCACCTTCGCACAAATAAATCCCAGAAGGGATGCAAGTGCTACCCATGTTTTCCAGTTTTGTAATCGCTTTTGGATTTTTTCTTTTGAAACATTCATACTTACTCATTCTCCTTTTCCATTGTATCTAAGCGTTTATGCGCTTGTTTCGTGCTTTCTTCTACTCTTGTCACGCGTTCTCCCAGTGCTACCATTTGTTTTTCACTCGCTTTTAAGTCAATCCGGATATCATCCACACCTTTTCGAATATATCCCAGTTCTGCTTTTACTTCTGCACTTTGTTGGCCATCTGCTTTTATGGATTTAGATTTATTCAGTGCATAGCCAAAATAGCTGATGGCGAGTGACAATGCTCCAATCAGTACGCCAATTTCAATGCTCATGCTTTTCAACTCCTCATCTATAAAAAAAAGAGAGACAGTGTTGTCCCTCTTGTTAACAAACTTCGTTTACAGTGTAAAATTCATTGCAATATGAATGGTATTGCCACTCTGTACACCATTTACGAATATTCCCCCATCACTTTTCACTGTAACTTCACAAACTGTTGGTACAGCACCATATGCCAGTGCTGGAAAAGCAATGTTTTGTACAGGCCTAAATCCAGTTGGCAGCGTTGCAAATACGGTCGTGTTTACTGGGTTTCGAACTGAACCAATTACAGTAATCTGTTCCCCGCTTCTCTTGTACTTCAAAATTCTATCAGGAACATTCTCTACCCCAGTTGTAGGAAGGTTAATCCATCCTGTATCTGTTGCTTGTTTGATTATTCCGTCTGGCATAATTTTAACAGCTTTATTCCAATCCCAAGTATCCCCTTGAGATACTGTGGATGGAGCAAAAATCAGCTCCCCTTGCGCCCCTTTGTGAATGACTGTCTTATAAGAACGACTACCTAATACAACTGCATTATCACTCTTACATTCCAGTAATCCCGTTATGGTATCGCCCGCTTTCTTCACAATCTCCATCGCATCTATTTGTTTGCTAACGTTATCTACACGCGTTTGGATCCGTTCTGTTACCCCTTTGCATTTCGCATCTGTTTCCTCCACCTTCTTTTGAATATAAGGCGTAAGCGCTGCAATCTTCTGATTCGCTTCATCGATTTCTTTTCGGTGCCCTTTCACCATTTCTAGCGCCTGATCAAACTCTGCGATGTACGGTTTGGATTCGATATGGCCGGTCAATGCATCACATAAAGTCAGGACCGAGAAATCTTGCGTTGTGGCACGAAATGTTTTCTCTTTTTCAATCGAAAAGAAGGAGCGCTTGATCTGACCTGGCACGCTAAATACTTCGGCTGGGAATGTATAGGAAAAATGCCCGTTTGCGGCATCTATCATGTTTACACCCTTTGTATCTCTTATCACTGTATCATCAGGCTTGACACATTCATAAAAAACCGTAAGGTTCGTGAGCGGATACGGTTCCCCACCATTTTTCATGTAAATCTCTACTGTATTACTTGCCACGTCTCCCATACGCCCTGTTACAATCAAACTCGTATATTCATATTTTTCTTTTTGGATATCTAGTTCAAACGTTGCGTTCATCGTGTGATCTCCTTGTTTGGCGCTTCCTCTGGGTATTTACCCACTAACTTGAGATAATCTTCTGCACAAATTTGTTTTTTGGCGAACCCCATATCAATTTCATATAAACGAGAACCTCGTCCGCAAATTTCACACCTTGTTGCAATTCTAAATCGAATCGTTCCGTCCATATCTCCCCATACTTCCACCTTATTTTTACCCCTAGCAATACCAGCGTTATCTAACATATCAAAAGGGATATAAACAAATACCCCCTTCTCTACACGTTCTACATCAATTAATCTTCCCATGAATGGCGATGCTTCCCCTACTTGTAATGGCATCCCTTGTAAATCTTTATATAGATTCATGCGAATCACGCTCCTCTCTATCCTAATGCGTTAAAATACCAACCATTTGCAGTATTGACATAAAACCCAATCCCTCGATTCCCGTCAGAAAATCGAATATGTCCCCATTGTTGATTTGCATTTCCTCCCAGATTGATACCTTGCGTCGCTCTAATGTAACTATTGCATTTCACATCCACCATGCCACCAATATCAAATGTTTTTTGATCTCGTGCTACCTGTATGAAGCCATGACCATTCCCGAATTCAAGTCCATCAATTGGCATCGTTCCTGCATACACTTCCGCGCTTTGTGCTTGCCATTCATACATAGAAGGATATCTTCCTGTGACCAGTTGGATACCCGATACACAAACCGCCGTTCCTTTTGCGATATCACCATCCGCTGCACGCACCTTTATCACAATCGCATGTTCCTGAACGTTGTAATTCTGTGGCACAGTAAACGTGAACGCTCTTCGCTGGATTTCACCATAAAAAGTGCTAGGGGCATCAAATGATACGTTTTCCTCCTGCCAGATATCGTAGTGAACGTTATCACGGTAGGTCACAAAGCAAACGTGTAATTGTGGTGTAGCCGTGACCCTCGTTCCGTGAATCGTGGCACACCTGAAATGCGCGGATAATGTGTAACGATTATTCGGATAAATCCCATTTTTCACGGTCGTTTCTGGATAGTTATACCGATCTACACGCGCGGCATTGACCATTCTTTCATAGTCAAAATGCAATGTGTTATTTTCTATCACAACATTCCCTTGCGGTCTCCAAAGCCTCCCTGATGCAAAATAGCTATAGTTTGCGTTTTCATCCATTACGGGTTTCGGTACACTGGAGAAATCATGGTCCATAATCAGATTTCTTTTGGCGATGACTGTCGTTTTCAAACCTCTTTCATCTTCGTATAAGAAATCTAGCATTTTGGCATTCACACCATCTTTCCCGATGGCAACCTTATCATTTTGAATCAAAACTTTATCCGCATCAATTGGGATGCCTTCTTGGTTGTTGTTTATGGCACCGATGATGTCATCTTTTTTCACGGTATCTTTATAGAAGTTGAGCATTTTATTGTACATCCTGCTCAGTTCCGCATTTGGATCTGTAATCTCTCGGTAATCCCCGAATACATACTTATCTTTTGCCCCGTCTGTAAACGATTCATCTCCGGCAATCACACGCGCTTCCAAGTACAGTTCAGGCGTAAACCCGGTATCTTTGATTCGAATCGTATCCCCTTCATCCACCATCTCATGAGATAAACCAAATACGCGCCCAATCGATTCCGCTTCTACCTCATAGGAGACAGACGCATTCGCTCGTTTCTTGATTTCCATTTGCATGAGCGTGAAGAGACGCTGTGGTGACATGTCTTGGTCTTCTGTTGCTGGAGAGTAAAAACCAAACTTATGCTGACCGCCTTCATGCCAACGTTGAAACGCATCGTCATCTACGATGTACGGGATGCCATTGTTGATGCCCTCAATGGTAATGAGTTCTTCTCCTTCTCCCTTTACAAAGCCCACAAGGGCTGTACAGATGTTCTGAGAATTTTCTACCCGTCTGATTCCTCTTAAATCCTTCCCCAGCTCTATCTCTTTCCCTGCGTCTCTCCCTCGCTTCTTCACCATATCCACATAGCGCCCTACAATATGAAAACCAACAACCTCTACCCGATATTGTATTTCTAATGCAAACAGAGAAGCAATATCTGTTAAGAATGTCAAAGGGTCAATAAATGCATCAATGGTCATTGTATGAAAACCTGCATACTCTGTTCTACCACGTGTCCACTTCGTTCCGACCACAGCCATATCTATATATTTGTTAACCGTTTGTCCCTCAATTCGTTGCGGTTTGATAATGTTTGCTTTTGCTAATTGAATCCATTCTCCTGATGCATATACCGTCATTGTTCGGTTTTCTGTATTTTTCTCCGTTTCCGTGATGACATAAGGAACCATGCGACCTCCCCTGACTTCTTTTAGTATCAGGTTTTGTTGCATGAGCGTGGCCGCCTGTTCCGTACCATCCCATACAGTAAACTTCAATGTATCTATATTGTGTTTGATTTCGAAATGACGTATATCATCCCAGTACGCTTCTGGTCCAATAATGGATACAATTTGTTCCGTTTTGAAATCCACAACGTGTAGTTCCCCACTTGGTGTCCTCATCTATATCGCTCCCTATATGTTACTTTCGCCTTTCCAATATTCGGGGGCATGATTTCCAACTGATTTGTCCCTCTCTGCATGATAGGAAACCGACTGAAAAAGTCTTTTATGTGACTCGCACTTTTCCCCTCGATGGTCACCGACCTTCGCTCTGTATCTATTACAATCTTGTCACCTTTATCCGCAATATAGGGTAGGTTCCCTTGTGTATGCATGTTCACCTTCCATATTTTCAAATCATCAATACTCATATCTTGGCAAAACATGTTGTTTGAAAATTGACAGATGCTGATTTGAACTTGTGCGACTTTACTCTTATTTACGTTTTTTTCATCTATCCAGACGACGAACCTTTCAGAATCATCTATTTCTGTACCATCTTTGAATCTAGAAATATAGGCCTCCCACCTATTCCCCGTTCTGGCTAGCCACAAACGCCCTCGATATTGATTCCATGTGTTAGGATAATCACCAGACTCATTGATTAATACTTGATTCCCTGGTTTCTTATCATTCCCAACCTTAGCGAAGCCTGTATTTTGCTCGGCTTGCCAATGTACATCATTCATGGAAATACGCGCCACATAATCACCATTTTCATCAAGTAACCCAATCTCCACACGCCCCATTTGATCCCAATGCCAACTTCTTACACCGACATATGCTTGCATAATAAAATCTTGCAAAGGACCCTGTGGTATATTTTTCTTGGCGATACAACCATGCCACCCCTTAGTAGAAGGCTCTCCCAGGTACGCAGGAATGAATCGATACCCGTCTGATTTAAATGCCCCTCCCCCCACCATATCTTCACTTTTCGCAACGTCAGTCCAACCTACTGTGGTAGACATTTCGTCCCACATGACGCGCTGATTCCGCTCGACTGGGACTTGATCTGCTTTGAGTGGATACCCAATCCGAAAATACGCTTCCCCATTCCACACATCCAAAAATGTAGAAGGATTTTCCACTTCCACTTCGATAATCGGATGGGATTCCACCGTACCGTTATGGATCACCGTTGCGATCAGCCCTTTCCTGTCTTTCTGAAACGTAGTCGTCTTTTCCCTGCCTAATTTATACGGCATCGGACAAATAAAAGTAATGACACCTTTTCCCCTGTTCACCAATTCATCCAAATCTAACGCCCCGTCTACCATAGCTAAGTAGGTCCTGTCCGGTTCATCATCAAAAATCAATTCTTTCGGTTCTTCTGTTAGGAGCCACCCTGCTACATCTTCTTTCAGTTTTTGTAACTCCGCTATATCTTTCTTCGCTTTCATCACAATCGGAACGTCAATACGACGCTCCTCTGTTTCTGTATGCATAAAAAAAGCCCCTGGACGATGAGGAGCTCTAACAAGATTTCGTTTAATGGGAGCCCACGCAGGACGTTTTCTCCCTACTAACACTTGCAAATAATCTTTTCGAATCTGATTAAATGTAAAACTGATTTTCCCCATTTTTTCACCGTCCTTGAAATTGTTCTTTTCGCTTTCGATCACGCTCTTGCAGCTCTGTCGTATACCTATACGTTGCACCAGCTAACTCTCTTCCATCTATTGCGTTTGTCATATTTACAGTCAGATGAATTTCTTTTTCGTCAAACGACCGATTTGGAAATGCAGTTCTATTCGTGGAAGTTACGTTTTGTTCCACGTTAGTCTGGGGATTATTTGCAAATCCATGTAAAGTATCATTCGGGATACTATAGTGCGAAGTTTGGAATCCAAAATCAAAAACAGATGGCATATTCCCCATCTGCTTCTTAACGGTTCCGACTACATTTTTTGCTGCATCGACAACAAATCGTTTCCCTTTATCCATACCAACTCCAACACCTTCTGGAACTGCGCTACCGACTGGAATCATCACTTTAGACGGACTGTTAATTTCTAGTGCTCCAGAAATCGTCTTTTTAATGTCATTTGCAATTCGAGCAGCCTTACTAAACAAACCTCCTGAAGCATCATCTATTCCTCTTCCAAGACCTTCTATAATGGACTTACCAATGGAACGTAGATTTATAGTACTAAAGAATTTTTCAACTGTATTCCACTTATCTTCAATACTACTTTTTATTTCTGACATCTTATCAGTAACAGCTTTTTTCTTTTCTTCAAATTTCCTTGAAACTGTATTTTTTATATCATCCACTGTATTACTTGCTGAAGTTTTGGTTTCTTCCCACCATTTTGTTATACCTGACCAGGTTTCTTGCATGTTTCGAACCACATCATCTTTCATGACCTGGTATTTGGATTTTATCTGACCCGTTTCCCAATCCACTTGATTTGCATGTTCCCCAGCTTGGGATTTTGCTTCACTCACAATTTCCTTATGCTTATCTCTTGCTGTTGAAACAGTGCTGTCATACTGACGTTTTGCTTCGGCGATTACAGCCTCAGCTTCTTGTGCGTTTAAACTGCCCATCTCATCGCGTTGTCTAATGGCTTCTGCTATTTTGTCATTACGTGTCTTTTCTGCATCTTTAATGACTTTATCTCTTGTTTTAGCACTATTTTCAACAACTTCTGCTGCTTGTCTTGCGGATATTTCACTAGCCTGTACACGCATATTCTCAAGAATTACTTTTTGCTCCATCTGATTTTGTGTCATGTGCTGAACAGCTATTCTATCCATTTCGTCTTGTAAAGCTTGAATAGCGACATTCTCACTATGTGTCTTTTCTCGATGTTCTGATGCCGCTAAATCATTAATCTCTTTTATTTTCTGATTCTTTTCTGCTACTTTTATTTTCTCATCTTCATATTTTTGATTTAATAACTCTAGCCTTTTATTTTCCTCTTCACTCGTAAGAACATATGAATCAGCAAACAATTTTCTCAATCGTTCCGTTTCTTTTTGCTTGCGCTCATCAACTTTTGTAATGATTTTCTCAGTTAATTGATCGTATTGTTGACCAAGCTTTTGAGCTTGTTCTGTTGTCATTACTTCATGATTCAGTTTAATTTCAGTTAACTTTTGTCTAATACCATCAGATAACTTAAAATAGTCGCCAAGAACTTTTTTAGTCGATGAACTAATTTCTCCGGTTTGTTGTTTCATATATTTTTTTGTTGCTGCATCTGAACTAGCTAAAGCTTTTTGATATTCATCTTGTGCTAACTTATTATTTGTAGCAAAGCGATCTACAGAAGCAATACTGTCCTCTGTTGCTTTTTGATATGCTTTATATGCGACAACGCCAGTTCCAATAAGAGCTGCCGCTACCAATCCAACTGGACCAAGTAATAGCCCTATTGCACTTCCTAAGAATCCAACCGCTCCTGCTGCAACTCCAGCAATCCCACCAACTGATGCTAATGCAAGAGAGAGTGAACCAATTCCTGACGCAATCATACCAAATGTTGCTAAAACAACACCTATAGCTGTAGCCACAGCCGTTAAAGCGAGAACAATTCCACCTGTAATTGCGATAGCCTTTTGTACCGGTCCAGGTAATGCGTTGAATCCATCAACAAGTTTCTGCAACCCAGCAACAAAAACACTAACCACAGGGGCAAGCGCATCACCAATTGTCTTTTTCATTGTCGAAAACGCTGAATCTAGTAATGTAAGACGTCCCTTTAATGTATCAATCTTAGTGGCTGCAACCTCAGCTGCTGTCACTTTTGACATGGCATTCCACATGCTGTTTACCCCATTCGCACCTTCTTTGAAAAGAATAGTTGCACCACGTACAGCATCCGATCCGAATAATGTTTCCAAAGCCATACTACGTTGCTGATCTGTTAAATCTTTCATTGATTCATGAAGTGTTCCTGAAATATTTTCTAGACTTTGAATATGCCCTTGTTGATCATAGAATTTCGAAGATAAGAAAGCTGAACTTGTAGCTAATTCACGGAATGTTGTTTCACATTTTTTATTCCATTTCTTCGCTCCTTCTGTCTTCATTACATATCCTTCAAGAGCTGTTTCAATGTCTCCCACACTTCTAGACGCTGGCGTAACTCCATTTTTAACCAAGAAATCAAATCCTGCTTGCGCATTATAAGTGATCAGCCCCAGATCTTTCATTTGGTTATATGCTTCTTTAGTAGATGGGTTTAACCGCATAAGCATTGTTTTTAGTGAAGTACCTGCATCAGACCCTTTTACATTCGTTATATATGAGCTCTTTATCTCATATTCTCCAATTTTCACTGGAGTATCGGACTATATCATCATCCTCGCCTTACACGTTAGGATGGGACGCGCTCGTGGGGTTTTACTGTCCGTTCTGGACTCCATACCCTAGTCTCTGAACCCTTCATTTATTCCTAAATGACTCGGCTGCTGATTAGCATAGTTATATAACCTTAGCTTCCCAGCAATTCACGTCCTTTACGCTGCGAATCTCTCCGCAACGGGGCTATATGTTAACCCATTCTGAGCAAATACTGCAAGAGTCGTAGCTGTATCTTTAAACGTCATTCCAGCTCCTGCTGCTACTGCTGATGAAGCTGAAAGACCGTATTTTAACTCACGTACATCTGTTGCTGAAGCATTAGCGGCTCCAGATAAAATGTTTGCTGCATCCGCAACAGAAAGATGATCTGCTTTAAATGCATTTAAGGCTGTGGATGCAATCTCTGCCGCTTCACCTAACTCTAATTCTCCTGCTGTCGCTAAGTTAAGAGCACCTTCTAACCCACCATTTATAATATCTGTTAAACTAACTCCAGCTTTTATTAATTCCTCTATCCCTTGTCCTGCTTGAACACTAGAGTATTTTGTTGTTTCTCCCATGTTGACAGCTAATTCGCTTAATTTCTTCATTTCTTCTCCAGTAGAGCCAGATACTGCTTTAATGTTAGCCATTTGTTGCTCAAAATTCATGGATTCTTCTACAGCTGATTTTAAACCCCGACCTATTGCATAAGTCATTCCGCCAAACACCATACCGATTTGCATACCAGCATTCTGCAAATGATTGCCTAACGTCTCCATACGAGTACCGAAGTTTAATAAACGATTTCCTTGCTGTTCTAATTCATGGTTCGACTGACGTAATTCGTTTTCAAATCGATTTAGTTCACCTGTCGCTCGATGGATTTGTTCCGCGTACCTCTGCGCTGATTGACTCGCTTCACCTTCTTCTGTTTTGGCACGATTATAAGCTTGTTGAAGTTCCCTGATTTTCTCTTTTTGTTTATCTACCATACGAGATAAAACATCTACTTTAGCTCGTGTTTGTTCCGTTGCATTAGAAAAACCACCCATGCCTGTTGTGATAGACTGAAATTCAGCCTGCAGGGATTTTAAAGAGTTGTTTAACTTATCCATCCCTTTTTGTTCAGCTTGACGGTTTACTTGCTTTAATTCATTTTCAAATCTATTTAAATCAGCAACTGCTTTATTCACTTGCGAAGCATATCGCTGGGTTGCTGCATCATTTTCACCTAATTTAGCCTTATTTTGATCGTAGGCTTGTCGCAAAGCTCTAACTTTTTCTTTTTGTGCTTCAATAAGCCTGTTGAGTGTATTCATTTTCGCTTGCGTTTGTTGACTAGCATTGGCGAAGCCACCCATTCCTGTACTTACAGATTTCAGCTCATTCTGTAATGTCCTCACCGCACGGCCTGAGTTTGCGATACCTTGCCGAAAGTTTACGTTATCAAGGGATAGCCTAACGACCAAATTATTCATCTCATTCGCCACAGTCTCACCCCTTCATTAAATAATGTTTTCGGCCGGAACTTCCATTTCATTTGAGTTATGATTCTCTCTATTTGAATGATTTTGTTCACAATATTTTTGGTTTAGCTTTAAATAATGCCAGATATCCATTTCGTTATCGATATGATGGTGTTTATACCCCTGACGTAATAAAGAGAGGTAGAGCTCATCCATAAACTCACTGAACGTTAGCCCCCCTCCCTCTACGCGTTTGGGTTTGTTTCTTCTCCAGTTCCTGGTGTACCACCAGCTGCATCCACAGTTGCATTAATAATTGCATTAATTACATCGGAAGTTGTTGATAAAAATTTACGAGCATCCACGCCGTCCCAATATTGATCTAATGTAAATTGTTCCCCGTAAACTTTTACTACATATTGAACCATTTTATCCATATCCTCAGGACCAGGATTGTTTGGAATATCAGCAAGTTCAGGTGCTTGACGAATTAAACGTGCTGGAATAAACTCCGGTAAATGAAAAGTTTTCTTTTCTTCCTTGATCATTAGTGTTAATTTCATAGCTTTTCCTCCTCGTTAATAAAAAAGAGAGAGCTCTTGCTCCCCTTTACTTTCCTGCTGGTGTTGTTGCTGTTTTTTCATATACCTTTTTAAACCAGTTATCGCCAACGGCTTTTGTAAATGTAGGCTCATCGGCATCAGCTGTAAATTTTGGTCTATCATCAAAGTCTCGTTCAATAAATGAACCTTTCAGTTTTGTTGTTTGGAAGTTAGGCTTATCCTTCTTCGTTTCGCCTTCTTCTTCCTCTTGTGAAAGCTTCCCTTTTAATAACCAAACATATCGATATTTTCCATTGCCCTTTAAGAAACGCCATCCGATTGCTAAATATGGCTTTTCTCCCTCTCGTTTTTCATCTAATACGCCATCTGTAACTTCTGGATATCCTTCAATATCTGCTTTCGCTGATAAGGAAAGTCCACGAACTTCAATTTCAACTTCCACTTCTCCGTCAGATTCAGCAATCTCTGATTTTTTATTATCACTCCACATAATTTCTGAAGCTACTTTTTTAGAAGTTTTAACCTTTACTGCCCCTTCTAGTTTTTTTACATCTCCATACGAAACACCTGATGCATCATCTTTTACTAGTTTTGCATAAACAAGACTATCTACACCGACAGTCGAACTAATTGTAATAATTTCTCCAGCCATCTATAACTCCACTCCTTTCGCGAACCTCATCGCGTAATGAAAAATTTGTGTATCATCTTCATATAAATCAGCAACCGCATAACGTGAGAAACCAATACTTTTCATGATTTCATTCACTTTTTGATGGATCGCTGTTGTACTACTCTTTGACCAAATATCGATTTGGAATGTAATTTCGCTTTCGCTTTCCTCGTTATCTGCAAAACTATCTGGCCTATTGTCTAATTCGAAAAATGTAATACGCGGAAATTCCTCAGCGCTTTTCGCTTTACGATAATAAACACGTTTTCCGCCCAATAAAGAAATAAGCTCCTGATTATTTTCAAGAGCTTGCACAATTTCGGGGCGCAAATTCATCATATATTCAACCTCATTTCATTCTTCAAAATATCTGTCATAGCACGAATTGCTGCTTCTTTTGAAGAATTAAAACCTGGTTCTATAAATGGTTGAGCTGGCATTTTAGATGTTCCCCATTCTAAGAACTTCCCATAAAAGAATGGAGAGCGATCTGCTTTGTCTATCCCGATTTTAATAGTTTTTATGCCGCCTTCCATTTTAGCTTTTGTAACTCGTATATTATCAGCCAAATGTTGTCCTGTACGCCACGGTTCACTTTTTGTTGCTCTTTTAGGACTATCACTTCTTGGCGCTATTTCGGAAATAGCTTTTCGAATAGGTTCTCCACCTGCTTCAAGAGCTTGATCTTCAATCTTTTCCCCACGTAGACCCATTTGCTCTAATTCAGATATCAAGCGATCAAAGCCTAAAAAATCAACACCATCAGCCATTCATTCCACCACGCTTCCACATGATTGATAAGGTGTGTTTTTCAGTTGGAATAACTGAAACAATGTCATACATCACGTTCTTATATTTAATCTTCATATCAGCATTCACATCAGCACGATATCGGATCTCTGTTTCACCTTGAATTTCGCTATTAGCTGCCGCTGCTTCAAAGTATTTTCTTCCCTTTAAAAAAATAAAAGAGCCCCATACAGTAAAAGAATCCTTATAACCTTCTATTAAATCACCGTCTGGGCTTTTTGCTTCATCGTCTTTCACTTGAAATGTAAGACGTTTATCTAATTTACCTGGATTCACTTGCATCACCACCACAATATTGCAACTGAACTAATATCGACTGCAAACTAAATGCCAATTGTTCAGCTTTTCCAACTGCTTCACGGTTTTCATGCCAATGAGCAATTAAAATACGAGCTGCTAACTTAGCAAGCTCGCTCTTCAAATCTACATTTTTACTTGTAGCATTTTTAATATATATTTCAGCTGCTATTACGAAAGATGTAATGAGATCGTCCTCCTCATCACCATCCACACGAAGATACTTTTTCGCTTCCTCTAATGTTAGTACCAAGAAGGACACCTCCTACCTTATTAAGCCCCTGTTTTAGGCGCAATCGTAATTTGCCCATATACAACCGCCTCTGCATCCCATAATGTAACGTCTTCACGTTCAATTGCTCGGAATTCAGTTGTATTGCTTCTCCAAGCGCTTCCGCCTTCTTTCGTCATATCGATAGATAATTGTTGTCTATCCCAAAGTACAATTGCTTCTTTTAGGTCACCAACAATAAACGGCGCTTTCCCTTCGCCATCTGTTGCAATTGTTTTATTCGATAAGACAATAACCGGCTTACCGGTAAATAACTTACGAGTTGGATTTGTTGGATCAGGTTGAAGTAGTGGACGTCCATTTTTATCTTCTAGTTGATCTAAGTAATTAAATCCATCCTGGTTTGTAAAGATATTTGCCGCGGCTACAAATGCTGGGTCTAATGTTACGTTTAATGTTGTTTTTAACCCGTTATAATCCTTTAAATCAACCTTTGTCAGTTTGTTGATTTCCTGTAAAATGAGATAATTTCGAGTTGCAACAGACTTTTTCGCAATCCATTGACGCAAATAACTTTCTAAAGCTTGATCTGTATCATCTAATAAATCATTTGGCACTGGTAAAAAACCTGCATAATCCTCAATTGCATAAGACAAACGATCGAATTCAGGAGAAGCAATTTCTTGCATTGCATTTGGTTTACCGTACTCAGATAGTGGTGCAAAAGGTGTTGATGCCGCACGTTTTTCTAGTGTACGAGCTCCCTTGTTCGTTGAAACAGGCTGTACATTTACATATTGTTCTAAGCTATCAGTCGTTTGTTTTAATTGATTGATGGTTGTCGTAATATCTTCTGGAACAATATAACCGCCATCTTTACCCGTATTCTCAGATAAGGCCGCTTTGTATTCCTGCATAACGCTTGCTTCTTCATGAGTTAAATTTTGACCTCGAATAGCTTTCATAAATACTTCTTTGTACGATGAATCTTCATTTTTAACTGATGATGGAAGCAAAACTTTTGCTTGTGAATTTACAGGGGCAGAAACTTGAATTTGCATCATTGCTAGATAATTATCCAATTCATTTTTCGCGTTTTTCGCTTCCTCAATTTTTGCCTTTGCATCTTCATATTTACCGCTGTTATTAAACTCTTCCGCTTTCGCTTTCAAATCAGCAACTTTTTGTCTTAATTCTTGTTCACGTTTATCCATTCCGTATTTCCTCCTTATATTGGCACAAAAAATAGACCTATAGCTCTAACAGGTCTAGTGCATTTTGGATTTTTAATTGTTCTTTATTGTCCTTCTTTGGAATAAAAGGAGCCTTCGCTACAATCTTATTTGGTGTTTTTTGATATTTATCAAAGTAATCACTGCTACAAGCTGCGACTTCTTTTGCTTCCACAACTTCTATATTGAAGTATTTTTCAGCTTCTTCACCACTTAACCAGGTCTCTGCATCTACTAATTGCTGAATTTCTTCCATTTCGATACCTTCTTTTAGGTTCTCTTTGTATACGTTCATGATTCCTGTCTCGATGTTATCTAGGTCTTCTGCTGTTTTTCGGAGGTCATTTGCATTTCCTGTTGCATGGGTCCATGGTTTATGAATCATTAAGAATGCGTTAGCAGGAACGACAACACGATCACCCGCTAGGGCAATTACAGAAGCAATCGAAGCTGCCACACCGTCTACATAAACAGTTTTTTGCGCTTTATTGCGCTTTAGCATGTTATAAATGGCTAAACCTGCGAATACAGAGCCACCACCACTATTTACATAGATATTTAAATTACTTTTATCATCCAATTGCCCTAAAATATTTTTCACATCATCCGGCATAACATCGGAATCGTCCCATTTCCATCCGGTATTGTTTATGATGTCACCATAAATGAATAGATCAGCTGAAGAATCTGTTTGATTTTTAATCGTAAATACGTCTTTAATCGTCCTCATTTCCCTTCTGTATTGCTCCTCCATTCGCTTTTGCCAATTGATATTCATCTGCGATTTCAATAGATACATGGTTTAAGTCAACACGATGTTTATCACCGTATTCCCCAATCCCATCCATATCTTCAAGATCTAATACTTTATTGATTGAGAAAGCGCCAGTATCTAACATAATCTTGTAGAATTCCGCTCTAGATTTAGAATCAGCACGAAGTAAACTTGTTAAATTAAATTTTAAATAGTAACGCTTTTGTTCATTGAATGAAAATGTTTTATAAGAAAACTCTTCTTCATATTGAATGAGGATTGGACTCAATGTATTTTGAATGAAATCCAATGCCTGTTGCTCAATATTGGAGAAAGTAGCACGATCTAACTCATTAATCATGTGCAAAGGAATATTAAAGATATTTGCAATTTCGCCTTTATCAAACTTCATCCCTTCAATAAATTGGGCATCTTTTAAAGGCATTCCAACCTTCTCAAATTCTAAGCCAGCATCTAAAATGGCTATCCTTTGCGCATTATTTAAACCTGTATTTGCTTCTTCCCAGGCATCACGAAGTTTATTTTTAGCCTCTTTATTTAACGGTTGTTCTGTTTTTAATATCCCGCTATGCGCTGCCCCGTTTGTAAAGAACTTACCTTTAAACTTTTGAGCTGCTTGTGAGCTCCCTATAGACTCTCTTGCAATTTGAATAGGCGGTTTCCCTTTTAAACCATCAGTAGACAATGTAGTAAGATGGATTATGTCATCATCAGGTATTTTTATAGGTGTACCGTCGGGCAAACTCGTAAAATACCATAGTTTATTGGTCTTTAGGTCTACCGTGGGCGTTGTAACAGCTGGATTTAGTACCCATAATTCTTTTGGTCTTCCATCTACACCCCAATGAATATTGATGTAGGCATTTCCCCATGTATTTCGGTGTGTTTCAATTAAATGTTTGAATTTGAATGGGCTTTGATAAGGATTTGGGCTTCTTTCTAGAACAAACGATACTTGATGTGCCTTATCCCGCTCTCTTCCCTTCGCTGTCTTTTTAAACGTTTGAAACGGAAGCATTGCAACACTATTTGCAAGTATGTTAATACACCGATAAACTGTCGGGACACCTAAAGAGGACTCAACCGTTACCTTTTCACCACTTGCGGCTTGATATCCAAATAAACTTTTAAACCAGAGAGAAGGATTTTTTAAATCCGTCGTATCCTGATTTCTAAATAATTGCCGAAAAATCAAAAGTTTCACCTCCTTTCTATCTTCTTATCATTACCACCCCTAACATTGTGAGAATAATACCTAACAGATACCAGCCATAAATCGGATTAACAAAAAAAGTCGTCCCTACAATAATGGACAACCCTGAAATCAATAGAATATCTTCTAAAATACTTATGAAAAATAGTAAGAAGCGCATGTCATTCCTCCTAGAATGAGAAATCTTGACTTAAAATATAGGAATTTAAGTCCACCTCACCAGAATTCAGCATACATCGAACATGTGAGTTAATGACAGCCGCTATTGGATCGATTCTTTCTGTTGCTTTTGACTTGTCCAGCATGATATTTTCGTTCGCATCCTGTTTTGTTATCGCGTTACTCGTTGCCCAATTTAATACAGGGTTGTTGTTGTGGATGACTTTCTTTTGATACACTTGCTCTCTAAAATCTTTTGTAGGACCTGATAAAGTTGCCATCCCTTGGCGTATTTCTATCATCGTATACCCTTCCGCTTCCAAGTCTTGCATGAATTGCGTTGCGTTCCAAGGATCCGCACATATTTCTTTAATCTTAAACTTATGATCTTTTTCCATATTTCTAATATGTGTTTTGATAAATTCATAATCAACGACCGCACCAGGTGTTGTCGTAATCCATTTTTGTTGTACCCACAAATCATAAGGCACTTTATCCGTTTGTCTCTTTTCAGCTAACGTATCTTCCGGCATAAAACTATGACTTAACACGATATATTTATCATCCTTTTTAAACTCGAATGAAATACTTGTTAAATCAATTTTGGCTGATAAATCGACACCTACTGTACATTCCAACCCTTTTAATTCGGATAATTCCACCGTTTCTTCGCAATTTTTCCATCTTTGCATGTCCATGTAACCATTTTCTTTCATGTCCACCCAACGATTCATGTTTTTAGTCAGGAAATTCCGCATTTTTTCTGGGACATCTAATGCTGATTGCAATTCTCCTTTTAAGAAAGATTGCCCTTCTTCATAACTACATAGGATGGGATTTGCTTTTTCCCAGACTTCCGGGTTCGTAATTTCATCATCCTTATCTAATTCATTGACCATCACAAAATATTCTTCATTTTCAATATCAATGTTCGGGTCTAAAATCTTAGAAACATATTGATACTCCACACGATAGCAAGGATGGCTCAAATTGAAACCAGCTGTCGTTATAATCATCATAAGTGGATTTGGACGAGCACCCGAACCTGACACCAGAACATCATAAATTTCAGACGTAGGATGTGCATGATATTCATCAATAATTCCGCACTGGACATTCAGTCCATCACCAGATTTCCCAGCATCCTTTGATAGCGCTGAAATAAAAGAATCGGTTTTAAGGTGTTCAATTTTCCCATACGCAATATTGAATTTTTCTTTTAGGTCTTCGCACCCATTCATTTGTGCTTTGATTTCATTCCAAACAATTTTACTTTGTTCTGTTTTCGTAGCACCAATGTAGACTTCTGACATATTTTCACCAAATGCCATTGCTTCATAAGAGCCTACACACGCTAACGATTGGGATTTAGCATTTTTACGTCCGACTTGCCAATACGCCTTTTTAAATCGCCTTAATCCCGTATTACGATGAACCCATCCATAAATATTGCTAAACACAAAAATTTGTATCGAATGTGGTTCAATTCTCTGACCTGCTAATTTTCCTTTTGTATGTTTAAAAAGAGACATCCACTTTAAGAAACGAAGCGCTTTTTCTTCCTTAAAAACATATGGAAAATCTTCAGAACCTTCAAGCTCAATATCTCTTAAAAATCGTTTACAAGCTTGTTTATGCTTCTGACAAGCAACAACTTCACCATTTAAGACATCATCACAGTAGTCCAACATCCATTGTCTGATCATGTTATACGTCAAACTCCTTTTCTACATTTGTTTTCGGACCTTGTTTACTATTTGGAATGACAATTTTCGCTCTTGCACTTGGTGTAAGACCAAACTCAACAGCCAAAGCCTTCATTTGTTCATGCAATTGCTTCTTCTTTGTAAGTAGTGGATGTGGAACTTTATTGGTTTCAGCTGCCTTATTGGTATATTCAACAAGAAGTCCTTCTTCTCGGATAATTTTGGTGCATGCAACATAGTCAGAGTAAGCATCGCAATATGTTGCTAATGCATTCACATCTATGTTTGTAATAACATCTAACTCTAGTAATTCACCAGCAATCCGTCTAAATTCTTTCTTAGCAATTGAATCTAACCACGTTGGTGGTTTTACCTTGTCCTTTTTTGCTTGTAACTGTTTTTCAGCTTTTAATCGTTGTTCGATTTCATCCTTTGTCAATCGATTTGTATTACCTTCTAATAAATGCAAATGAATCGGTTTCGCTTTCCTTCCTATGTGAATCACCTCCCTCGGCTGAACCCCCTTTTATGGAATAAAACGAACTTTTTGCACGGAAAGCTAGGCGGCGGTCTCCAGGGATTCGCCTTTTGCTTTTTCATGGTGGGGGGTTGTTTGTGAATTTTTTCTTTCGAATCATTTTCTGTTTTTCTTCTCGTCTTCTTTTGTTTTCTTATTATGGCAAGCATGGCAAAGCGTTTGTAAATTAGTCGGTTCTAATCGTTTAGACCAATCAACACGAATAGGAATGATATGATCGACTACATCTCCTATCTTAATGATGTCCTTGCTTCTACATTGAACACATAAGCCATGATCTCTACGATAAATAAGCTCACGCATATCCTTCCACAGTCTTGAGTTGTAGAATGAACGTGAGCTTTTGTTTCGAATATGCTTGTCGTAATATCTTACCGTTTCTTTTTCTTTTTCGGTATGTTTAGCACAATACTTATCCCGTGTTAGTTCATTGCAACCTAATGACTTACACGGCTTGAATGGTTTACTTGGCACCTTCCATCCTCTTCCTCAATCGTTTCATTTCATCCTCGATGGCCAGGTTCTTTTTATTAATCCGTTCATGACACTTAGCTATATCCGCTTGATGCTTACGAATCTTATCGTTCACATATGCAGCGACATGCTCATGTTCGCAATGAGGACATGTGAAGTAACACTTCTCAATGCGATTAGAAAGCTGTGCTACTTTTGGTTGCATATTGTAATCTTCATTGCAGATAGAACAGTAGACTTGCATCTGTCCTCACTCCTCCCTTATCTCTTTCTTTTGATATTGAATATCAAGACACTTCTCACAATAAAAAGCAGCTGATACTTTTCTATTAAATTGTTTATCGTCAGAATAAAAAGAAGTAGTCTCATTATCTAACAACTGGTACTTATGCTCACACTCCTTATCATTTAATAAACAGTCAGTGAGTTTATTGATTACATTTATTTGTATTTCTTTTTCTTCCTCTAGTGTTGTTTCTTCTTTTAACGCTTCAAATACTTTAAGTACATCCGTTAATTTCTCTTTACTTACATGTCCATCCAATTCCTTCAAATCGATATTATTAAAGATTATACCAAGTGCAATTGCTTTCTCTAGTTTAGTTAATTCCATTATCTCCACTCTCCTTTAAAAGAATATTCCGATTATATGTTTACAAATAAATACAAATTGTTATAATAGAGTTAACATTGCCATCAGGAAAAGTAATTCGCCCCCCAAGCGAGTTTCTTTTCCTTTTTTTATGGCTACTTTTCTAAGAATTCATCCAACGTTTTACCAAGCAAACTAATCATCGCTTCTCTCTTTTGCTTTGGTGTTGTATTATCTTGCATTTCATTAAAGATAGGAAGTACACTTTCTAATTTCTTTTTATCAATGCGTTCATTTACAACATCCTGTCCTAACATTGAAATGAATGTACCAATTACAACCGCTTGTTCTTGTTTATCTAGTTTCATTTATCTCACTCCCTTTAATTACGCGACCTTGAATTGAATCAGCTGTATGTTCGACAATAGATTTTGCCACAACTCTTCCATCTAATGAAATCCCAACTTTACAATCCACCCCTACTGATTTACTATCGTTAATCTTTTTAATTACTACAGATTGTTGGATTACTTCTTGAATATGAGTTATATCAACTTTCGTTGCTAACGCTTCTTCTAATATGTTTACTTTTTGCACTAGTCCAACAATTGTTTCTTGTAGCCCATTAACTTGAATTCTTGATTCAACAACTCTCATGTCGTTTTTTTGATTATCCATCCTTCATCCTCCTCTATTTTCGTTCGTTGTGTTCGTTTGTTTTGTTTAAATGGGTAAACTTATCAATTCTATAAAATCCATCAATTCAACTATTACATATTAGTATTTAATTCATATACTGTAGTAGATTACTAGAAAGGAGGCGTAACTATGCAAAGTTGTGTTTTATTCGTAAATGGCCAACCTTTTTTAGTTGTCTCAGTTGCCGGAATCGAAATTGCTAGATTAGAGATTTCTCTTCAAGTCGCATTGACTTTAATAGCATTAGGGATTCCAATTTGTACGTAAACTTGGGTATTTATTAAAAGAGGGCTTTGGGCTCTCTTTTTTATTTATCCCCTATCTTTCCTTGACAACAAACAAGACGCTACATATTATTGCAGCGCCTACACATCCTCATTATTTTTTATACTGTAGCTTTCGAACTATCCTATCCTTACACAGAACAAAAGCCTGATTATTCCTCCACTCTTAGACTACGGAGAATACATCAAGCTTTTTAAAAGAAGCACAATTGACAATTTAGAAATAGAAAGATTAAGATTCATCCCCCGTTAGTTCGAGGCCGACATTTTTTTTGGTGTTTCCACACCTTTCAACGTACAGCAACTTACAGATTTAAGCATGTTGAATATTTAAAAAAGTAATATTTATTCTTGCTGTACGCTCAAAGGAAGGGAAACCCTTCCCCAGCGTAAAAAACGATTCTTCTAAATTAGATGTCAACAATATATAGATAGCTCTCATTACCTTATATACTATTGATAGTATTTACTATATCAAAATTATTTTCATAAGTTGTGACCACCATGTGATAACATTCTGAATACGAAGTGAACTATAAAACTCTATGCTATTACTATAAATCATTTTTTCAATAGTTTCTGTGACCAAAATGTAACTCACAAAGAAGTCACATTATAATGCGTCTACAAACTTGACAATCCTCATGACTTCTGCATGTCTTTGTCTTATATAATCTGGATTATAATTCAGTTCACTTGCAATACTTGCTAACGTCAATCCATCCATATATTTCAACTTAAGTATTTGATGATCAAGTCCTTTGAACTTACAAATCAATTTCTTTAAATCAAACACATCATTCATTTTATGAGCTAATTCATATTCAATTGCTTCAATACGTTCTTCTACCTTTGCACCTTCCGATTCAGCAGTTAAACGTACTTCTCGCAAATCACCACTGACCCAGCGTTTTAATTCAGCTTGTGTTTTATCTAAGTTGTAATCTAAGTACTCAATATCTTCTTCTAATTTCTGATAGTCCTTCAGCCAGTCAAAAATGATGATTCACCTACTTTCGTTTATACGTGTGTAGAATCCGTTCGAAGAGGATTTATACTCCCCTTTTATAATTCTGTAGTAATCCGCGCTTTTTCAATTGTCGATGGATGGTACCCTTGTCATATCCTAATATTTCAGCTATTTGAACATATGTCAGTCCTTCGTTTTTCAATACAATCACGTCTTGACAAACTTTATCCCATTGCAGTTTCGTTTTTCGATTATCTTTATCTGTCGTTAGCTCTGTTCCTAACTGTGAAATCTCTTTACCCACTTCACATGTGTCCATGCAGTACGCGTGTGTTCCTGTATTATATTTACAGCCTCGACAGTGTGCATCTTGCAAATTTAAAATGCGAATTCTCGTTTCTCTTGCATTCATTCTTCGTACTCCTCAGCTTTTTACTTTTCTTTTATTATACCCAGGTCATCCACACATGAACACGCTCAAGAATAGTTCAAAATCAATAACATCTTTATATGACTCTATAATCCTTTCTAAGAGCTTTTCCCCTCCACAAGACATTGACATTCAGAAAAGATTTGAACGTTACATTCCCTTGTTGTATACAGCCATTTTTTTCTAAGAAATGAAAATTTGGCTTTTGTTTCACACTCAGGTACATGATGTACCTAACCTTCTGTTATACTTTCATTGATTTTATCAATTAATTCTTCTAATTCCGCCGCTGTTTCCATATCAGCTGTGTTGTCTGCTATCTCTGTTAACTTTGCAGATCATGCCAATAAAAAATCTGTTGATGCATGCATTGTTATCCCTCCTGTATAAATTTCTATGCTTGGTTCATACTATACTTGAGCCTTGACACGGCTGTACTTCTTACATTCATGTACGAAATTCTCCTATCGACAACACACAAAGCAGTTAGCTTTTTTGCTAGCTGTTTTGTTATTATTTCAGAGCATAAAACTCTTCTACTACACGTTTACATAAATCTTTTACAACTAACGGATCAGCTACAGTCATACAAAACAAGTCATCATAATCATCATATGGCTCCATAAGTGGTAACAAATACTCTCTACATGTAGCTAATTCACCCAGGTACTCTTCGTTTTCCGCTCTTAACTTTTCAATTTCTTCTTTTCTTTCCTTGAGTTGCTTAACAGCAAAGTCAAAGTCATCTTTTAGCATCTGATATTTAGTTGATCCTTTCAATTGCCCTCTACCCCCTGAATAAAATTCGATATTCCTGTCAATACTGTAGACAACCCATTTTGGAACCACATTCCATGATTGAAGCAGTTAGTTTTTTTTACTAGCTGCTCTTTTTTTAGTACAAGCAACTATTAATTCAAACTCACATATATTGTAATTGGATAGGGATTGTACTCAGCACTACGGAGTGCCTTAGTCAAGCACTCCTATTTTTATACTTAATGTTTCAAATAATGTTTTCGAGTTTCTTATTCACCTCCATATTCCCACTTCACTCATGAATGGAGTCATTTCATAAACACCGTTCTCCATTACGTTTATTATTTTCATCCCCTTCTAATAATTGCTCCAGTTCCTCGCAACTCCCTTCAAAGAGGTCACGGCCGTCTGGCAGCTGGAATATATTCTTTTGAATCAATTGCTCTATGATGTAATCTTTCCTATCCATTGTTGCCTCCTAGCTTATATAAATCCTTTCTTCAATAACTCACGAGCCGTGTATAAAAAACGATGATAGATATAATTTCCAGTTGTAGCAGCTGGAATATACACGACAGAAAATCCATATCGTACTTCGAATGTTTTGAGACTCCCTAGCAATGACTCTGGTTTATATTGACTTCGATATTCACCTTTTAATATTTTTTGATACCCTTGTGCATCTTCCACAATGAGAACAAATGGATGTTGCGAAGCACGAATTAATTCATTTTCAAATCGTGAGCGGTCTTTAATAGATTGAACCAATTCATCCACGCCATTTTTCCGCTCTATCACAGATGTTAAATACGTATCTTTCATAATTCCCATTTCTGGATTTTTAGGAATCATTGCTGAATAATCACCTGTTTTCATTGTCCGTATTTTAAAAGGTACTTTCTTTTTATGAAAATACTCCAGTACGTGTTGGTTCTTTTGTTCCCGCGTGTCTACGATAACTTCTAGTGTGGACAGAATTTTCTGTAATTCTGATTCTGAGTAGCGATAATGAATGGCACTCATATAAATTGCTCCATTAACTCTGGATTTTCAAATCTATTTCCAATTACTTCAATATCATAACCCCTCCATAAAAAATCTTTCAGTGGGTAGGTTCTCGGATCACCCAGATATCCCGTTACACAAAAACAACTATCATCAAAAGTTACTTCGGCAACATTTTTAACATCTCCATTACAGGTATGAAGGATATCGCCCTCATAAATCTCTTTAGCGTTCTTGTCTTTTAAGCCTGTATATTGCATCACCACTACTAATTTACATTCAACATGTTCCCTGAAAAATTGTTTTATAGTGTCCCAACCATACATTTGCTCAACACCTAAATCCCATGCTCGAAACTTAATCTCTCTCATATTCAATCTCCTATCACAGTTATTTTTCCAAAAATGTCCTTTTGCACCGACAAACAGTTGTTATCCTTTCGGGTTACAAAAAAGGTTACAACCTCTACTTCTAATCCGTTATCCTTCTTGGCCTTACTCTCCCAAGGTTTTTAGCGTCCAAAGGGGATTAAAAGGTTACAGGAGGTTACAAGCAATTCCACTAACTTGTAACCCTCTTCATCCTTACTCTCCCAAGGGATTGAGTCTCACCAGAGACGAAAGTTACAGATTTTCGAAAAAAATAATATATATATAACCTATAAAAAAATATGAAATAGATTGTTCTAAAAATACTTTTTTCCATACGTATATATTTTATTTCATGTAACTTTTGTAACCTATAACTCTATATCCCTTATGTCCCTAAGGACGAGAGAGGTTACAACACCCCTATTTTTCTTGTAACCTTTGTAACCCCATTACTTCAAAACCATTGATATGACTGCATTTATCAAGGTTACAAGTTGTTATCCTTGAACATATTTCTCCGGTATTTCTTCAAAATCAAACCCTAGTTTTTTTACATAATCCATATTAACGGGTATCGCCCGATACGTTTTTCCCTTTTGTTTAATCGAAACATAATCTACATATGTTCCTTTCTCTTTCTTCCCTACTGTTATCCCACGCTTTAACCACTCTCGACGGGTCGGTTTCTCTTCTACACCTAAGAATCGAGAGATGAAGGCTGGCATGAAATATAGCTGATCTTTTTTATAAATAGCCTTATTCAGTGTTGTAAGGTAAGAACCCAGCGCCTTGCTTAGTTTCCTAAGTAGGTTTCCAAGAACTCCCCTCCAAACCGTACGTACTCCTCTCAGAGTATACGGCTTTCCACTTAATTCGTTCAGTCTAATTTTCCAGAATGTAATTTAACATGGCACTCATGACATAGCGCCAACGTTTTTCTTTTTCTTCCAATCATTTCAATTTCCCATTTTCTTTTACCCTTCAAATCCTTTAATTTTCTAACATGATGCATCTCTAATGGGATATTTTCTCTCTCACAGTATTCACATTTTTCAGCAGTCAACCTATCTATTAAACTAGTTATTCCACAATTTTTGTATTCATTTGGAATAATATCTATTTGTTGTGTACTGTTATCTTTTCGATAACTAACAATTTTCCTTTGAAAACCTTGGTTATAGAAATGTCGTTCCTTTTCTCCAGTTCTAGTTTTATAACGGACCATGAAAACTCCGTTTTCACAATATTTATTAGTAATTTTATTGATGGTTGATTTATACTTATTTGCAAATGTTTTATACATACTATATTTCATATGATAATAGTATTTGTTTAAAACACTGACATTGTTTGCTAGTTGATAATAGTTGTATAATCCTCTGATTTCAGAATTATAGATGTTGAGTATTTCTAAATCATCCAAATCTACTAAATTACGGCGATGTGTTTGTTTCCAATTTCCATTGTGAAGTATTTTAAGTATTCCTTTATCCTTTAGATTATTTACCCACTTTTCCTTAGGCACATATAGCATACACTTGTAAGAAGCAGTCCTTCTCATTTTTCCATCTTTACACATTTTTCTTGATTGACTTCTAGCAATAGTAATATCATACCCAAGAAATCTAGCTTTTTTGCTTGAGTGTGTGATGAGGGTTTTATCATCGGATAAATTTAGCTTTAATTCTGTTGATAAATAGTCAGCTATTTGTGCTTTTATTCCTTTAGCCTCTTCCTTACTCCCAATAATCCCAATGATAAAGTCATCGGCGTATCTAACATAGAACAATCTCTTGAAATTCTCATCATTCGGTATGGTCATTGAGGTTTGAGAACGTAGTTCTCTTGTCTCGGAAATTTCCATATGAATTTCTTGTTTTTCCTGAGATGTTAATTTGTTATTTTTGAGTTTTCTTTTCAAACGCGTAATTCTACTCGCTAACCGAGAATAAGGTGGGTTTAACGTGCGTCTTTCACCTTTATAAAGGTTTTCTTTGAGCTTCTCCATATATTTATCAAACTCGTCTAAATAGATGTTTGCTAAGATTGGACTTATTATTCCACCTTGTGGAGTACCACTATATGTTTTGTGATATTTCCAATCTTCCAAATATCCTGCTCTGAGAAATTTCCATATTAAATTAAGAAAACGTTCATCTTGGATTCTCTTTCTAAGGATATTAATAAGAGTATGATGATCTATGCTGTCAAAATAGGATTCAATATCCCCCTCAACAAACCATCTTGTTCCATCAAAATGTGTTTTGATTTCCTTTAGTGCTGTATGACAACTTCTTTTAGGTCTGAAACCATGTGAGTGAGTAGAGAAATTCGAGTCATATATGGCGTTTAAAAGCATTCGTATAACCTCTTGTACTAATTTGTCATCTACTGAAGGTATACCTAGCGGTCTTTTTTTACCATTTTGCTTTGGAATATAGACTCGTCTTACTGCTTTTGGTTTATAAGATTCAACTTTTATTTGTTCGATAAGTTTAGTGATTCTCGTGATACTCATACCGTCTATCGTTGTACCATCTGTTCCAACTGTCATGTTTCCTTCTTTAGCATAAATATTTTGATACGCCAAATAATAGAAATTGGGATTATATAAATTTCTATATAACCGATGGTAATGGTACTTTGTATCTTTAGATTTTTGATTTAGACTGTTTAATACATTTTCAGGACTTCTCATGAAGCCTCACGCTCCTTTCCAAAAAATAGTATTAAAATAATTAAGCTGTTTCCCTTCGCCATGTACTAGACTTTCTCTAGCTCCGACTACTACGAAAACTCCGTTACCCTATTGGATTTTCAATGTCATCTTTCTTGGAATTTTACTCCTTGAAATTTATCACTATTAAAAGCATTACATATAGCCCTTATTTAGGCATTCCAACTTAGGTAATCCCCGTTTAGCACTTTGAAGATAGCTTGTTATAATTTCGGATGGGACTTTCGTTCGTTTCTTTTCATTAAAGATGCGTAGTCTTGGAACACTCATAAATGCTCGGAACCTATTAGCATTTATCTTAGACTATATAGCGTCTATCTAGCTATCTTTCGCTATAAACCACGTTATATTCGCTTGAACTATCCTTCAAACAATCCAGTTTTCATCCTTATTTACAACATTTCGTCTTGCCATTCAGTCGCACCATGATAGCTTGATGACTTATGGCTTTCCTAACATGCTACACTCCCCAATCGGTTTCCCTATGGATAAGTTAGGTGACGACAGATATATTTGTGTTCTTAATCTGCTGTTTTGCTAGAACAGAATCTTTCAAAGCCCGTACGGGCGCACGGTTCCCACGTGTAAAAGATATCCTGTCTACTACTATCCAAATCAGTAAGGATTTCCTCTAAAAACTGCATCGGCTTGTCTATCGCTTTATTTTCCTTGGCGATTTCATCAAACAAATCAGATATTGCTTGTAAATCCACATCCAGTTGTAGTTTCTCCTTCAATATGCTCCCAGTGAAGTGAACGGCTGCATAGTATCCCGCAAGTCTCGTTAGCACTTCATTCCCTTTTGCTTTCTCTACATAATATTTCCTGAATGTAGGGTACTCCGAAAGCAAGGTCTTCTTATTCGCGAGCCATACCTGCAAGAATGCAATCCCAATCGCTCCATAATTATTTTCCATCCCTTCATGAAGACTCATAATATTTCCGTGATTCTTCCCAAGCGGTTCATCAATGAGAGGTATAATCCGAGCAGCCGCTCCGCCTTGATTCTTCGCATATTCATTTAAAGATACTTCGCCTGTACTGAGTAGAATATTGTGCCACGTGAATTCTCTCTGACTTCCTTTCAGAGAACCACGCCCCTTAGAACGCCCTCCGCTGAATTGATAGATGACATCTTTTAATATGCGTTCATTCGCTTTGCGTGTATCATCCAGTAATAAAGGGAAACTATTTAAATACGCCGCCTTTCTTTCAATAGATACTTTTGTCGCATTCCATTCGCTCATAAGCCTTTCATTTCCCCATACACTCGCAGCCACTTTTAGTGTAGTCGTTTTCCCTTGAGATGTTGTACCACTGAGATCAACAATGAAGGGATGTAAACGTAAATCTTGGATTATTACACTGGCAAAACTAGCAAGAACCAAGAACACCGCTTTGGGATTCTGGTTGATACGCGCAAATACTTCCTGTTTCCAACTTTCGCTGGTCCCTTTCACTTCAAATGCTTCCAATATTTGTTTTTCACCATAATCTATAGCCATGATCTCCACATCTTTCGTTAAAGACGGATGAATAAAACTATCCTTAACGTGTCCTAAACGTTCTACTGCGTGATGTTGGTCTATATCATTCATTAATAAATACCGATCAAAGTAAGTAATGATTTGTTTCACATTATTGTCATGAACAGAAAAACCTCTATCGCTTAATTCCAATAACTCTTTCCTAACCGCAAGCGTTGAAGCTGGTACGACTTCTTTCATTATCCTGCTTTGTTCCTTCCATTCAATCTCATACAGCAATTGTGAACGTTCTATGTTATGAAATTCCTTTGTTATAAAGGGTGTCTTACGCGAAACGAGTTTTGTAATTATATTTCCGTCCTTATCCTCTTTTTCCTCAAAAAGCGTAGCGTTTGTCCCCACTTTAAACGGTTTCGGAATCACTTTATTTTCACTATTTCCATGTATAGGAGCTTTCAATTCTTCCATTTCACTAGATCTGTTATACGTACCTTCCTTTACTTTTCTACAAGCAGATTCCACTTTCTCCTGTACTGCTTGGAAAGGGAAGTCTTTCTTGTACGGTACAAAATATTGATAAGCGAGTTGTAAGCTTCCTAATACATCTTGCTTACTCACACCACACGTAAGTAACCTTCTTGCCATATCATAAAAATCACCGTCGCGTGAGCCGCTTGTGTCATACGGATAAGACATAGGTGAAGGTGTTTTCGCACCGTTCCATGCTTTGTATAAAAAAGAGGGAAACTCGTCCACTCCATTTAGGCTTTGCGTGACGAGATAACGTCCCTCTGTATTCTCCGTCGGAAATACAATATACCCTTTCTCTGCAGCTCGTGTATCCTGTGTAAGCCCTAATCGATTCACATACTTCTGATATTGACCTTGTTGGTATGTTAACTCCGTTTCTCCACGAAATATAAACTGCCAACCATTCGGTGTTTGAATGGCATGATGATGGATCCGTTCTCCTTCTAGAAGCCCACGTAATAAAGCACCCTCTGTTTTATCATCAATATCAACAACGATTCTTCCTTTCGGAATTCTAACTCCAATCCATCCACCTTTTTGGAGCCATTCATGAATTTGTTCATCTTGTAACGCCTCTGTTGTTTGCCATTTTCCCGCCGCGCATTTCGCTTTTTGATACTCTCTATTTCCGTTTGTATATCCAATTAACTTAATAATTTTTGCATGCGGAAGTACTTCTTGAATACGTTCTGTATAATGCGGCACGTTCTCACCCCCCAAGCTATTACGTAAGATGTTAGAGAGAGAACGATCACCGCTCTCTCCACCACATGTCTTTCAGTTCATCCTCAAAACGGCACATCCGAATCGGAGACCTGGATACTTTGAGGTGGTGCAACTTCTGAAGGTTTAAATCCATTTACTTGTGGGTATGTCTTCCCGTTGTATTCACGATCGCCAACTACCACTTTTAACGACTTATTCATCAACGTTTCTGCCCATTCTTTATAGCTTCTAAAATGCATACCAGCCATTCCTGCCGCTGTAGACACCGCATGTAATCTCCACATAGAATTCTCCGTCACAACGAAGTTATCAAAACGTATTTGTTGCCCCTGGTGCGGTTGTGCTACATCACTGCGAATCTCGTAATCAACGATAATGCGTGGGTTCCCATTTTGTGATGTTGTCTGGTCATATTTCACCACCGTTACTTCATACTCACCTGGCTTTACTTGGTCAAATCCTTTTGCTTGCGTTGGGTCTACTGTAAACATTTATTTTTCCTCCTTAGTTTTAAAATCTCGTAATCTTTCTAGTGCTGTTTGTGCTAACTTCATCGTGAAGTTTTCAAGTTTCCTATTGGCTTTCATTTCAAATTCTTTTACCTTTATTTGCATTTCCGAATTTTCATTCACCATTTCCATTACTTGATGAATGAGGCTTGTCCGCTTTGCTTCTTCCTCTGCTTTCACATCAATTCCTAGTTCGAGCCATTGGTATAATTTCCGTCCTACATCAGCTGTAATCTTCTGTGGATGCCCCTCAAACATTTGTGTATTATCCTTTGAAGTAGTAGCTACATGTTCGATATCAATCACAAAATTAAGCATGAACTCATATTCCATTTCGTCTTTTTGTACAGGCTTCGTACCAACTTTACGTGGAGCCATTCTTCCATTAGAATCGGACTCCACCACATACTCTGTTTTGGTTCGAAGTGTCGCAAGAATATGAACGTCATTCTGCGTTAATGTTTTGATTAGCTTAGTCGTTTCAGGTGCAAGCTTGCCCCAGTTTTGAAACGAATTACCCGACATTCCCCCGTGCGTTTCCACAATCCCGCCTTCACCTTGCCAATTATGAGATAGGGAATCTATGATGATGACTTCCACGCCGGCTTGCTTCATAACTCGAACCGCTTCGTTATACCTTTCAGTTGTGTACGGTGGAGTAAAATTGATATGAAGGAAATTCCCTATTTTCACTTCTCCATACACAAGACCTACATGAAGTTTTGATCGTTCATGTTCTGTATCAATTACACCGATTTTCTTCCACAATTCCTCTTCTGATAAATCAGGATAAGCTTCTTGCATCATGCCAAAAGCCGTAAGTAATGCACTACCTGTTTTACCTGAGCCACTACAGCCGATAAAACCAATGACAGCTTTCATCTTTTCACGTTTCGCTTCTGTTACTTGGAACACCGAATCACTCCTTTTATAAATCAACTATTTTTTCCCATGTTTTTCAGAACAAAAATACAAGCTTCAATATCAAGAATTTTAGTTTCAGTTTTCCAAATATTTTTTTCAACGATTGGCTTCTTTTCTATCAGCCTTTCTAATTCCCGTTTATGTTCACTTAATCTCCGTTGCTCCACACCTAATGTTTTTTCTAAATCTTCAATTCCAGCCTTCAAAATGGATTCACCTCTTTTTGTTTACTTAATTCGTAAATTTCTATGAACGCCTGCAATCCATATTCATAGGCAATCACCATACAAATAGATTCTGAATCACTGAAACTTTTGTATCGGTCAATAAGACACATTAAAATGGATATCTCATTTTCAATCTTTTGTTGCAAACTCATCCCATTCACCCGCTATTCTTTCTTGAAATCCTAAAACCGAAAGTAAATAGAGTACGGCATTCTCCTTCAACAGTACTTCTCCATCTTGTGACACTAAAATATCTTCATCAGGAAATACTTCCGAACCACATATATCCTTGATAGGTATAGACTCAAACTCTTGCGAATCCCCGATTCCATAACCATTATGCATAACCATTGGATTTTCAATCATTTTCATCCCTCCGTTTACTTTTTGAAAAGTAATTGTTACAATAAAAGTGTGTTCTTCCTCCGAAGAACATTTTTAAACACTTCCCAAATACGTCCCACTCAGCTCGGGGCGTATTTTATTTCTCAACCTCAAAACACTAAATATTCTTTCAATAAATCACATATTCTGGTAGAGTATACATACACAGGTTGCACCCATTTTGATGTTTTACTGTCACTCCTTGTTGGATTATGCTAGGCATGAGACCTATTTATAGGTCTTTTTGTCTTTCTATGTCATATTTTTTGTTTTACACGAAATATTTTTCTGTTATAGTTAGATGAAGGCAATTTACAAAGGTGAATTCGAGTCTTACTTTTGTGTACAATCAAGTAGTTTTTCAAAAAAAGAGTCCTGATTTCTAGGACTTTTTATTTTTTTGAAAAAAATTCTGTTTTATAATCCAAAACATTCGGATATACTACAAGGAATGGAATAGATGAATGTTGTTTCTATAGCAATAAGCTCTATGTACAAATTCCGATGAAGAAGTCCTATTTTCTAGGGCTTCTTTCACTTTCTAGAGCTTGTAGGTGTAATTCCGCTGTATCAAACGGCATGTTGTTTTAAATCCTCTAGAATTGCCTCTGTAGCCTCTATACCACGCTTTTCTACGACACTTAATATCATTTGATTAAAATCCCACATCTTTGTGATTCCAAAATGCTCTACTAACTTTTTCTCACGCTCACCGTATTGTTTAACATTCATGTCACTTCCACATCCTTTGTCCATCGTTTAATAGGCTTGTCCAGAACGTAAACTACTAAAGGAAATCCACAAATCAAGAGTCCAGTAATCATCAACGATAATGAACTTTCCTCCATCACCCTAACGACTCCCCTTCTTCATGAAGGTATCTAATTTCTTCCAGGTTAGTTCTGTCAGCAATTGCTGATGCTTCTCTACTAAACAATTCGGGATGTTATCAATCGATTTCAATCCTAACTGTCGCTTCATATAAGATGTAATCTGGCGCATCACCCTTGTAGCATCCTTTTTGATTAACTCTCGAACCGCTTGTTCTAGATCAGATTTTGTCCCTTCTATTGCTTCGAATGTCAATTGAACCGTATTTTCTACAAAGTGTTTTGCTTTCTCATGACGTTCCTGTTGCAACTGGTCTCGGATGATTTTAGAAGCCACATTAGACAGTTGAGCTTCCGTTAATCGATTATCAAAACTTCCAACTGTTTGATCTAAACTCTCGACTTTTTCCGTTTGCATACCTACCGCTTCACCAAGTTTCCCAACATCTTGACCTACTTTTGTTAACTGATTATTTTGACTAGCAAACTGCGTTTGTACTAATGCGAATAACTTTTCAATTATTTCATTGTCCGTTCTTTTAATGACTAAATCCCCTGATTCGTTAAGTGAAATTGGTAATTGTCTAATATGTTCCATACAAATTCCTCCTGCTAATTGATTTTTCTACCTGTTTTAGCTATCCTCAAATCGTTAATGAACTCTAGAACCGCCTCAATACGCGAGTCTAATAACTCTTTTGTCGCATCACTCGCATTCGCTATGGACCCTCGCATCAAAGAAGATACAACCGAATCTTTTAAGAAACCGTCCATATATGCGATTAAGTTATGAACATTCTTGTTGGCCATATAATTCATCGAAGATTCTTCCATTTCCATATCTTCCACACTTTTAGACATCGCTTCCGTTTTTTGCTTATAAAATGTGGCTTCGTCTTTTACCGCTTGATTCTCATCCTTCAATTCTGCATTTTCATCTTTTAATTTATTTATAATGTTAATATGTTCCTTCGATTCGACTACTACCTCTTTCACCACCTCTCGCTCGATGATCTGTGGCTCTTGTTCTTCCCGCTCTTCTAGCTGTTTTCGTGTAAGTTGTTCGGATTTACGCGCTGCGAACGTTTCTTGTTCGGCACGTTTCCTACGTTCTGTTTCTTGATGTAGGAGCTTGTCCTTTTCTTTGAGGGACTCTTTCAACTCTGTATATGCCTTATGTATGCTTATTTCTTCGTTGTCTAATTTGGCAATTGTGGAAGAGTCAGCGTTTTCGGTAATGAATTTGGCTTTTTCGTACTGTTTACCACTGCCTATGCCGATTTTTTCAGCTACGATATCACGGGTTTGCACTCTACCTTCAGGAAAATTTTCCTGGATGTCTGTCCTTTCTCCTTGTCTCTCTTTCGCCTTAGCCGACTCCACTCTCTCCAATTCTCTAGCCCAAGCCATCCTCTCAGAGAAAGTAAATTCCTTACGGTGTTCATTCTCACCTATCTCAATTTTTAGTTTGTGTTCGTAATCTCGAACCGACATCACACGCACTTCAATTTGTTGATAATTCAGATATTGACAAGCTCGTAACCTTCGTTCACCAGCGATTAACTCATGTTCTGGTGTTACGACAGGTGGATTAATGAGTCCGTTTTCTTTGATGTCGTTAGCAAGTTCTTCTATATTTCCGAACTCTTTACGAATACGTTCAGCTACTTTAATTTGGTTAATGTCTAGTAACATTTTTAGGACTCCTTTCATTCACTTCTCAAACAGCTCGTCCACTGTTGTTTTGAAGTATTTTGCTAGTTTTTGAGCCTCTTTTAGGGTGAACTCACTTTTACCGTGTTCTTTAGCAAAATAGGTTCTCGGTGCAATGTGAATCAAATTTGCTGCTTTCTCTTGTGTCATGCGTTGTTCTTTTCTAGCGATGTATAGGTTTTTATGCATGGGTATCGCTCCTTATAGTGTATTGATTTGTGCAATCTCTTAATTGCAAGTTATTTTTCATAATTAAACCTTAGTTTCATTGTTTGCAACATCATCCCCAAAATTTTTTTGTTGCCCCTGAAATATCAATGATGGTTCTTTCCCTAGAGCATTCGCAATTTTCACAGCGGTATCATAGTAAATACGCATTTCCCAATTAATTATCTTATAGCAATGTGATTTAGAGACACCAATTATTTGAGCTAATTCATGATATTTTAAGCCCGAAGCCTGAAATGCTTTTTGAAGTTCTGTTTGTTTTAATTTATTTCTCATAAAAACTCTCCTTTATGATGCTTATAAATACATTATATGTTTCAATCAATGCAACTTCAAGTTTTTTTTATAAAAAAATTCAATGAATGAAACTTTTCTCTTTTTAAGTTTCTTATTAAGAAACCTTATGGTAAAATGAACATTAATAAAGATTACTGAAAAGGAGCCATTTTATGCACATGAAAGATCGTCTTAAACAAATTCGTATAGATAACAAAATGAGTCAAGAACAATTCGGAAAAGAAGTTGATTTAACAAAAGGTACTGTTTCAAAATTTGAAAGTGGAAAAGCTTTTCCTAGTAGAGAAACCATCGAAAAAATAATCAAACGTTTTCAAGTTCCAGCCGATTATATTTATGGAAACATTGAAAAAGATTTCCCTATACAAAATGACAAATTAGAAAAATTCCAAGAAATCATGGAATGGTTGGCACCCCTGCCTAAAGAAAAAGAGGAAATGGCTTTAGAACAGATGCTTGCAATAGCTCAAGCCCTCCATAAACATCATAATAAAGTAGAAAAATAGCCCCCTTTTATGAGGAATGGCTATTTTTTTTAATCTCCGCTATGTATTCTTCTAATTTTTCAGGTTCAAATTCTGTAACTGTATCTAAAAAAAACTGAATGATTTCTTCTTTTTTCATCTCGCATCCCCCGAATTCCATTCTATTTTTATTTGTTACCATGAAAATCGCTCTTTTCTTCTTTAAAACATTGTGAATAAATTAACAAACGGTTTATTTTTTCCAATCTACAAAAAAATACAAAACTCTTAAAAATGACAAAAACGCCGCAATTTGCGACGTTTCACTCTCTTTATCAAATTCAGTTACATAGAACCAGGATCGGAAAACATCCGAACCATATTTTTTTGATAGTCATTAATTTCATATTGAGCTGCAACTTGGGTTTTCTTATTATAATAATTTATATTCTTAACCTCAGCTTCACCCGAATAACTTATCATTGCGAAAAATACAATTTGTATTGACATAATAATTAATTTCATTTCTTTAACATCCCCTCGTTTAATAAAGTTTGCTTCACGAGATTCGCATAATGTATATGACCACACTGCTCAAACATCAATAAAGCTTTTTTCATTCGTTGCCTATTAGAAGTCACTTTCGCAAAACTATATTCCACAAAAGGCGACCATTTCCCTTCTTCTTCCACCTGTTTGTAAAGTTTTAAACCTTTCTCGAAATCCCCAAAAGAACATTCATAAAATGCTTCTTCCGTAATATCAATGTTTGTAAAGTCTATTTTATGCAAAGACATATTGTTTTCTATATAATAGTGTGCTAGTGTAGTTTTAAATGCCCTATATTTTTGCATTTTTTTAGGCATATTTACTACATCTTCTAATACCCTTATCCCTTTTTCTATATAACTCTCAGCTAACCTCAAATCTTCCTTTTGGAAAAAATAGGATTCTCCAATACAACAATACGCAGTCGCCTTTACAATGGGTAGATCTAATTTCGAATCCAAAATCCTATAACAGATTTCCCTTGAATTTTCCAACTCACTTCTAAGTAAATGTACAAATGCAATTCGTTCAAAACATAACATTTGTAAACACTCTTTTATAAAACCGTCCTCTAATTTATCTAAATTAACCAAAATCTTATCAGCATACGGTTTCATAGCATGAATATTAGGAACGTCATAGAGCGCTGCCATGAAAAGTGTATCAAACAAAACCTGGTACTCCACATCATCACAATAACTTGATTCATACAATTTATCTATTAAATCTTGCCCTTTAAGTTGATTATGATTTCTTTTATTATACAATTCATACAGTTCTAAATGCATCTCCAATTCACTTTTTTTCTCTTTTCTAGTGGACCCTGTATCTTCTTGTAAAAGTTCTGCTTGTTTTTTATCTTTCTTTTTCTTCTTTATTCGAATACTCTCTTTTTGTTTAAGAATTAACTCATCAGCAACTACAAATTCGCCAGCACATTGACAATACACCAAACATTTTTTTGCATTTGACGACATACGGCATATTTTTATAAATTCAGTTACACGCTCTCTTTTTTCATTCGCATTATGATATACTTCAGTAACTAACTTTAGAAAATTTTTGAATTTCATTTCAGCAGTTTTACCTTTTACACCATTACGAATCACAGAGTAATCCACATTAATTTTTTCCGCAACGCTACGTAAACTAAGATTCATTGATTCAATGTCATTATCAATCTTCTTCATTAACTTTTTCATTGATTTCTCCCTTCTCTAAAACTAACAAAAATCCGTCAATTTATCTTAATCTTTCCTCATACTCAATTAGTTACCACCGTCAGTTTAACACCTATATATGTGAAACGATATTCAAAAAGATTTCTCAATTTAAGTAAAGTGGATAAGATGAAAATTGACAGAATAATAACTGAATTTAACTGATTGAATCGATTACTATTCCACAAATAGCACTATGTAGAACGAACTTACTTTTATTACAAAAATAACTTAGTTAATATTCTGAATATTCATAATGGTAACATTAAATACAGCTGATTTAATACAAAGAATACCTCCTTTAACAAATGGAGTTTTTTATATTTACAAAAAATATTTTATGAGTTAGTTATAAAAATAAAGAATTCCAACTTAAGTTGGAGGGAGTTAGTACCTTTTCTTTTGGTAACAAACAAGCTATAATCGACTCAATAAATTGAATTATCAATCTTTATGTATGCAGGAGGGATTTTCTATGGTAATCTACAAAGATAAAGAACGAGGAACATATTTTTTCGTTGTCAGGGTCCGTCAGTTTGACGGTACACAGAAGCAAGTAAAACGTCGTGGGTTTAAAACAAAAAAAGAAGCACGTGAAGCGGAAGCGAAAATGTTAGTTGAAAAGGAAACGAACTCAAGCTTAACATTTGCTCAAGTTGCGGATAGTTATTTTGATTGGTATTGCCAAAGACGAAAGCAAACCTCAATAAAGGTTATAAGAAATGTAATATATAATCATTTACTACAGGAATTTAGCAAAGTCAAAATTGAAGAGATTACAGCTAAACACATTATGAATTATCAAAATAAAATCATAAATAGCTATTCCGCTGACCATTTAAAAAAAATTCATACTGTACTCTCTGCCATATTCAACTTCGCAATTAAATTCCATGGAATAACTATTAATCCAGCACGTATTGCTGGTAATTTTGAAAAAGAATCAAATAAACGAATAAATTTCTGGGAATTTGAAGAGTTTCAACAGTTTATTGAAGTTGTTGACAAGCCATTGTACAAAACGTTCTTCTCAACACTATATTATAGTGGGGCTAGAAAAGGTGAACTATTAGCTTTAACTTGGGGAGATATTAATTTTGATGAGAAAACAATTAACATTAATAAAACAGATTATAATAGGCAGATTACTCAGCCAAAAACCAAGGCTTCTAATAGAATTATTATGCTGCCCTCTCTTGTTATAGACTTATTGAAAAAATTAAAAGAACATGCTACATTAATAGCACCGGTAAAAGATGATTATGTCGTTTTTGGAGAGTTTCGTAGCAGTATTTCTACAAGCACACTACAATTAAATTATAAAAAATATATAAAGATAGCCCAAGTTAAAAACATTGTGCTCCATGAATTCCGACATTCTCATGCATCCTATCTAATTAATAAAGGCGTAAGCCCTCTTATGGTAGCCCAACGTCTTGGTCATTCAGATGTAGCTACGACTCTGAACACTTATAGTCATTTATATCCATCAAAACAGGCAGAAGTAGTTGCGTTTATGGAAAAAGATTTGTCACAAAAGTTACCAAATCGTTGCCGAGATGCTTAA